TTTTTATTAGAGTATATATTGAAGGTGCATTTAATTTTACAAATTATGTTGCCGAATTTTACTTAGAAAATATACCACTTAATGTTTTGTCTAACCATTTTGTTTTTCCTTCTTAAAAATGTACCTTCATAATTCACCTTTTGAGCTGATCTGTTATGAAAGTTAATTTTTCTAGAATAAATAATGGCTTAGAAATTAATAAAAAACAAATTCAAGCTAGTATTGCTCCAAAAACAAGAAAAGAAGATAAAGACTACAAATACAAACTTTATCCATTGGTAAGCGTTTCAATAGCTCAAAATCTTATCTTGCAAAATAACAAACTCGACAAAGCAATACGTATTCTAGCTCAAGACGTAATATTAAATGAATTTACTTATCTAAATGATGAAAAAGAAACTGATGAGAATTTGATAAACTTTTGGAAAAATAACATTAATGAATTGTACAAACAAGTCCAAGAATTTTATAGTTATGGATTTGGAGCTTCTGAAATCATATTTGATGAAAAAACAGGTCTTCCAAAAGAATTGTATCAAATTCCAGCTGAAACTGTAACCATCAAACAAGAATCAAATGGTGATGGAACCTTCAGTTATTATGCTATTCAGGAAATTGTTGGAAAACCGGCTATTAAAATGAAGCTTTCAAGGTTTAAATATGATGCTGAAGATGATGATCTTCCCACTTGTTTTTGGTTAGGTGGTGGAAAAACTTCTGAGTTTTATGAAATCCCTTATTGGGTGCCGGCTGTTAATAGTATTAGTGCAAAAGTTGCACTGGATGAGCTTAACGCCAAAAAGATTAATGAAGGTAACTTGATGAGTGGGATTTTGGTTATTAGACGCCCTCCAGCAATCGATGGTGAAAAAGAAGAAACCAAAAAAGATTTACAAAACCAAATGGCTGATGCTGGAACAGGAATTTTGACTTTGGATTTGGAAAGTTTCAATACTGAAATTCCTTTAGAGGTGCAGTATGTACCAATCAGTGAGCAAAACTATTCATATTTATCTGAATTAGCTGATAGATGTGATGATGATATATTAGCTTGTTTTAGTATACCAAAAGTACGTTTAATGATTGATGATGTTACAGAGTCAATGAACTCTAACAAATCCAATACAATCTATGAAATCTATACTAAAAGCTTGGAAAATGAGCAGTTGCCATTTGAAATTGAAATCAACAAATTCAATAAAAAGTATTTTGAATATGCTGGAACCGTTAATATTGAAACTCCAATTTTTTCAGATAAAAAAGATGTTGAAATTAATACAATTCTTACATTGTTCAATAACGGTTTAATTACACTTGGTGAGGCTATTAAAGCAGTAAGTGTTTACTATCCGGCTTTACAATTGGAATATAATGAGACAAATCCATTGTTTAGTGAAAGATATTACAATGGTAGGATTTTAGGAATGGCTGAAGCTTCTGAAGAAGATTTTAGCCAGTTAAATGGTGTGATGGCATGGCTTCAATCTTAAACAATAAATATTGGATTAACAAATCTCTGATTGAAAAAAGAGAAAACAAAAATGCAGCTTATAAAATCCAGATTTACAACAATAATGTAATTGATAAGTATATTGAAGATTTTACAAATGATGAAGCAATTGCAAGACCGTCACAGGCAACTTTATATGCTGATTTATGGATTTTAAACAAACCACATGTAAACAAGCAATATCAAAAAATTCTTAACTCCAAATACACAAGCGATAAAGCATTGTTTGAGATGCTAATTAAAAATAAAGCTAATGCACGTCTTACAACTGTTGTTGAAGCTGAACTTGAAAGAATTAATAAGAATTTGGACTACACTGAAAAGGTGCTAAAAACCCATGAATTAAATCTAAAAGAATATCAAAAAATAGCTAAACGTGAAAGTAAGATTGCAAACCGTAAAAATATTATGGAACGCAGTGTTAAAGATTTGGATTTCATCAGGAGCAAATTTGGTGTAAATATTCAACCAAACGTTTTTTCTTATCGTGATTTGGAAAATACAGCTGAAGCTTTAAACCGGCAAACTCAAATGGCTGCTGGTTGGGAAGAATATGATGCAATAAATCAAGAAGCAAAAGAAAAAGGCCTTCCAGATGTTTACACACAAAAAGAATGGATTTGGACCGGTGAAGGTTTAACTACAAGACATGAATCAAATCATGGTCAGATTGTAGATTTTTATGAAACATTTACCATTGTAAATGATGCAAATGGTGATGTTGATGAGTTAATGTATCCATGTGATCCAAACGGTAGTTTTTCAAATACTGGTATTTGTTATTGTCAGATGAGAGCATTCTAAAATATTTTTTTATAATTTCTTAACATAGCTAATTTGTTTTGTTTTTTTCTAGTTCGGTCTAGAGGCTATGATTTAATGTTAAATAAAATTTAATGTGAGGTTATTCAAATTGAGCGAAGCAACTTATATTACTGGAGTTGTAATAGCCAATGGTGTTCCAGATAGTGACGGAGATTGTCTTTATAAAAAGGACATTAAAAAAATCTTCACGAAATATCTTGACCGGGCCACTGATGTAATGCACACCAGAATTAAAAACGAAGGTGTTGAAGTTCTTGCAAATTGGATTACTGAAAGTGACACAGTGTTGAATGGTAAAAGCGTTCCAGCAGGGTCCTGGATGGCAACCTTTGCAATTACTAATGAGGAATTACTATCTTCAATACTTGATGGTAGTATTCAAGGTTTAAGTCTTGGTTCAGTTTCTGAAGATGCTATGACTAAAAAATATTGGTTTATCAATAAATCAATACATTATCGGGACTTAGAGGATATGGAAGAAGTTATTCCATTGTTTATTAGTTTTGTAGATAAAGGAGCGAACCAATATGGCTTAGAAATAATGGACTATAATGTTTACATTAATAAAAATGATAAAAACGGTGAAAAAATGACTGAAGAAGAAATAGTAACTAATGAAGAACCTATGATTCCAATATCTGCACTTGATAAACTTCGTGAGTTCTTTAGCTTTACAAAAAATGAAGCTATTGATGAAACTCCTGAAGTTAACAAACAAGAAACAGATGTTGAAGAACCTGTCAATGATGACATTTCAAATAAGGAATTGCTGGAAAAATTACCTGCTGCCTTAGCAGAATCTGTTAAAGAAGCAATCAGTGAAGCAGTCGCCAATGCTAATACTGATGAAGATATTGATAAGAATGACAAAAATGATGAAGAAGAAAAAGATGAAGGCTCTGAAGAGGAAAATGTAGAAGAAAAACCTGAAGAGTCTGAAAATGATGAAAAAGAAAAAGAAGATGTCGAAATTAATAAAAGACAAACTTCTATGACTGATATTGTAGTCGATGATGCTCCTTCACAAGATTTCTATCAAAGAACCCATAGGGATCATTTAGGAAGGAAAATAAGAAACTAATTTTTTTTAAAATAACTTTAATGAGCTGATAAATATGTCTGTTACAATTGTAGATGCAAAAACTATTGAAGATAATTTGCCATTTATTTTAAAATGGTCTAAAAATCCAATTGGAAACGGTGGAGCAATCAATCCAGGTTGGAAACAGCAAACTGAAATTGATAGGTTCCTTGAATTAGTTGAAAGTACTCCAAGTATATTAAACGATGCAAGATTTATTCAAATGGATAGTATTGAACACGATATTAACTACCTTCGTGTAAAAGCAAGATTACAATCCATGAAAAAATTGTCTGGTGAAAATAAAGGTGCACCACTTCAAAAAGATTACACCACTGCTATTGAAGAAACCGTACCTGAATTTAGTAGGTCCAGACTTGTAGCTGAACCATTCTCAATATTTACATACACCAGCAAATTATTCTTAAAAACCAATATCGAGCACGATTCTTTCTTGACTCATATTGAAGCTATTCTTGCTGAAAGGGCAGGTTATTCTGCTGAAAATATTGGAATGTATGGTATCAAAAACGAGAACACTACAAGTACTGATGGTGTACATCAAATTGACGGTGTTTTCAAACAATTGGAAGATATTGCAAGTAATTACGAAACCAATGTTGCAATTGACCGCAGAGCGCCTATGGGTTATTACCATGACATTGATGCAAGTGGTGATTTGGCAAAACAAATCAAAAGAATGATTACCCAATTCACCAAACAGAAAGGTAAAAGGTCTAAAGCAAAAATCTATGTTTCTACTGAACTTGAAGGTTTATTAATTGAACAGGCTGACCAAAGACCAACTCAAAGAGGTGATAACCTTTACTTTGATGATAATGGTCAGTTAACACTTTGGGGTGTTCCAATTGTTCAAGCTGATTTCTTAGATGAACCTGATAATGGATTTGAAGAACAAATCTTAATGGCTGATCCAGATAGCATTGTATTTGGTTTTTTAAATGAAATCGAATCTGAAAACGAATATGAATTATCTGCAAAAGCATATCTTTCAACTGTAGATGTTTACTTTGATGTATTGATTTTATACAACAAAGATGTATTGGCTGCAAGAATCACCAATATACCATCAGCTGTTGAGGACGGTGAGGATTCTCCCTAATAGTGAGGTGAATCCTGAAAAAAGAAATATTGGTGTAACTGTAACTGATGGTTCCACTTCTATCAGTGGAGTTTCTGTCGGATTATATCCATCAGCGGAACATCCTGAAGGGGAGCCAATTAAATCATGTACTACTGGTAGTGCTGGTGGTTGTACATTAAGAGATGTGGAAGATGGAGAATATCTATTATTTGCATCAGCAACTATATCTGGTGAAGATTATACTGCTGAAAGAATTATTGATGTTTCTGATAGTAATGATGAGTTTGAACTGATTTTAATTAATGTTTCGGAACCTATAGATAGTGGAAGGATTACTTGATTATGATTAATTTTTAGGTTGAAAATTACTTATCAAATTTTCAATCCTATGATTAATTATTTTAGTACTTTTTTAAAGGTTGTGTGAATAATGGATGATGAAACAATAATTAAAGAAGTGTTATTTAAACTGGATAACTGGACGGTTGCTGATGTAGATAACGAGGACAATTTAATTGATTCTGAGTACAATGGCATGGACTATAATAAAAAAGTGTCAAGTGAAGAAATCCTACACTTCTATAATGTGGCACAAAACTACGCTTTATCCTACACACAATTGTCTGATTTTTCAGATATTGCAATCAGCGACACTGCATTGATATTGTGGACAGCTGGACTTCTTTGGAGGAAATATGATATAAGGCCAAATGACCAAATTGACGAATCTATTTCAATCGGTTATGGAGACTCATTGATAATTCAAGCAAAAGAAATGTTAAAACCTTATAAAAAATACAATTTCAATATTTTCTAAAACGTAGGTGGAAAATATGGGTACTTGGGATGAATTAGATACTGAAGTCAATGTAAATCTGGATACTGGTGAGTTAGATGAGTTAATTGATGTTTTAGGTAGTGACCCAATTTTTGAACCTGCTGTTGAAATTGCTCAAAGATATAAAAATGGAATAATTGAAGGCTCAAAGACGGGAGCAAAAGCAATAGCTGACGTTGATAAATCCCTTCAGGAATTGGCAATAGCAACTAACGCAACAATGTTTTCAAATAACCTTTTGAATAGTATTGAAATTACAAAAGAATCTGAAACCGGCTACACCATTGGGACAAACATCACACATTTCTATCCCTTATGTGTAGAAAAAGGCCGAAGAGAAGTAAGACCAATAAGAGCAAAATTCTTGCATTGGTTTACATTATCTGGAAAAGAAATTTTCAGTAAATACTCATCACCGGCCCCTCCAAGACCTTTTGTAAAACCAGCTTTTGAAGAGACAAGCAATCGAGCAGTAGATATTTTAAAGGTGGAGATTTACAATGCTACAAACTGATGAAATAATTTTAAAAATATTATTAAAGGCCAAAAATGAGGAAAACCAATTATTAAAACATTTTAAAATTTCATATCCTTCTAAACAAGTTGTTCAGGAAAGTAATAGCATTTTTGTTGGAGCTGTTGATAGTGAAAGTAATATTGAAGGTTTTGACTTTTCAAGTTTCACAGATCTGGTTGAAATTCTTATAGTTACTAAAAACCGCAACTACACCGAAGCACTTAAAATCATCAAAACTGTTTCAAAAGAAATCACCAGATTAATCTATGAAAACAATGATTTGTTTGACAATAAACCAATCATTAGAAATATAACTCCAGAATATAATAGAGATTTTGTTTTAACAAGAGGCCATTTAAGAATACAAGTGAAAAGCAAACCAGAATCGTTAGTTCCATCTGAAGAAGATTATTATTTATGTAATTTATTATTAGAAAAAATTGAAGAAAAGTGATTGTTTATGGTAAAATTTGATTTAGATAAAGAATTAGATGATTTGCTTTGTCCCAATATGTTCAAATCTGGATTAAGATATTACATTTCATCTAATAATATTTCTATCAATAATAAAAAAGAATTTGAAAAAATCATTAAAGAGTATGCGAATTTGAAAATAGGGGGTTGAAATTATGGCTTCATTACCAAAAGTTCAGATTTTCAATAAAAGAAATCCCGTAAAAAGCAAACCTGGACTAGCATCAAAGATAGCTTTAATCGGTGCTTTTGATTCCACTGAAACTGAACCATTATTATTTACCAAAATTGATGATGCTCATGAAGAATTAGGAAATGATACTAGTTACGCTGGTGTTGCATGTTTGGATGAATTGTTTTACGGAGCTTCAAGTATTTTAGCTGTAAATATCACCACCAAATCTGGAAGCGGTGAAAATGAGGTTGTTGATAAAGACATCACTCCAGGAAAACTAACATCAGCATTGTCTAAAATAAGTGGTGAGGACTTTAACATGTTATACATAGCAGTTAAAGTTGATTCCAATTTAATTCCAATAATTACTGAATTTTTAGACAAAAGGTTTAAGGATAAATTACCGGCCGGTTATGTATCATTTATAAATTTCGATGCAAGTCTGGCTGGAGATTTCAGTTACGGATTGTTGAACCAGCAATTAATAGTAAATGATACGTTACTATCTGAGGTGGAAAGTGCAGCATATTATTGCGGTGTTCTTGCAAGCTTAAATGTTGGAAATAGTATGACAATGAAAGTGGTTCCAAATGTAACTGGTGTTACTCCAGAATTATCATTTGAAACAGGTGGAAATGGTTTATCATTACTTGAATCTGGTATAACTACATTCAGATGTCAAGATCGTGGAAATAATAAATATGTTGTTGTCAACAGCGAACAACCAAACGGTTATGATTTATATATCAACCGGGCACGTGATTTTATTGTACGTGAAATGAGCCTACATCAATTCTTAGGTGAAAGAAACCGTACTGCAACTTTAAATGAAATCAAACAGGAATTGGATAGGGTCAAAGATAGGTGTGTAAACACTTTAGATTTACTTGAAGACATTGAATACACTGTAGAAAAGAAATCTCCAAAGTGCGTTGATATAAACATTACCAAATTGTTATTTGCTGGAATTATCACTGAAATCGACGTTTACATTACAATTGAGGTGGAATAGATGGCTAATAAGGAAGTTATTATTGACGGTAAAAAAATGATGTATGGAACATCAGCAAAAGCAAGTCCTGAAACAAATACTTCAAGCACTTCCACCTTTGACGGTGTAGTAAATGAGGGACTTGATGAAGTACCGTGGAGTCTTGAATTTTCAAAATTAAGATATGAAGGATTGGCTTCACACAAAGAGATGTCAGAAACTTTAGATAAAATGATAAGCACACCTGCAATGGTTACTATAAGAGAAACTGTCATCACACCAGATGAGTCATACACCATCGTAGATAATTATTTCAATTGTTTAGTAAATGGTAACGATTATGAAGTAAAACCTGATGAAAAAACCGTTGAAAATATCAAGCTCAAAGCAAGTAGAAGAGATAGGAAATATGAATAAAACACTTTAAAATTTGTTTTATTCATTCTTTTTTTTTTAAAAAATTTTTAAACAAATTATTTCTATTTATGGAGATTTAAAGATGCCTGCTGAAAAAGAAAAGCAAAAAGAATTAGAACACTTACAAAAAGAGGAAGAAATTTTTGAATTGGATCAAATAATCACTGAAGGAACAAATGCTAAAATACCATTCACATTCATTTATCCAAATACTACAAAAAAGGTTGGAGTTTTAATAAGACCATTATCAACAAATGAATATCAAAAAGCCATATTATCAAGTAAAAGACTGAAAACTAATCTATTGATTGAACTTGCTAAATTAGGCGTTTACAAACTTGATGAAAGCAAATTCCCTGATGATTTACTGGCCGAATTGCCGGCTGGTGTAATAACAAGAATTACAAATGAAATTAACAGAATAAGTGGTGTGGAATTGATGGATACATCAGAAGATGCACAACAACAAATATTTGATGATTTAATGGGGTTTTAGACCTAAAAACTGGTAAATTAAGACATTTAACTCAATTATATATTGCGGGACATAGATTAAACAATGGAAATATTGAAAATTTGACAATCTTACAACAAATGGCAATAATATGTATGAAAGAAATTGCAAGACAACATAGCTTGAAAAATAAAGCATTTTTAGTAGTTGATTAACAATGGCAGATAATAATCTTGATATTAACATTACAGCAAGAGCTGACAAGACTGAAGTTGAGGATTTGTCCGAAGCCATATCCACACTAAAAGAAATGGAAAGTGATGTAGATATTGATGTTAATGTTGAAGATTCAGAAGTTGTTAATGCTGAAGAATCTGTAGAAAATCTTGATACCTCAATGCAAAATGCCTCAAATAGTTCTGATAATTTATCTTCATCATTAAGTGGCATTGACAGTTCACCTATAGATGAATTAGGGGGTTCTGCTCAAAATGCTGAATCAGATGTTGAAGGATTAGGAAATAGTCTTGAATTAATTGAAGCCGGAGCTTTAATGAGTATATCAAGTGAGTTATCCAGTATTGGTAGTAACGCTGAAGGTATGGCTCAAGATATGAACACAGCAGCCATAAGTGTTGGTCAACTATCGACACAAACAGGTGTTGCCGAACCTAAAATGATTAGTTTAATTAATAATATATCAAATGCTACATTTCCAAATGATGAAGCAATGATGTATGTTAAAAGTCTTGACCAAATCGGTGTTTCTAGTGAAAATCTTGGCAAATCAGCAACAGATTTAGACCGTATTAATGATGCATTTGGTCTGGGTGCTCAAACTACAAATAGCTTAGGTCAGGAACTTAGTGTTCTTGGTGTAGATATGAATAATGTTTCATCAAGTTTTAATGCACTTGCTTATGCTAATTCAAACACTGTCGGAGGAATGCAGAACTATTATACTTTCTTAAGAAAATATGACTCCCAATTCAATGAATTAGGTTTTAATGTTGATCAAGCATCTGTCATTATTGCTGGTGCCACACAAAAATTTGGTGGCGGTCGTGCAGCGTTAACTGGTTTATCAGATGCATTAAAAGAATCTAATGGTGATACAAAAGCATTAGAACAAGCACTTGGACTTCAAGCTGGATCAATTTCAAATGCTTCTCAACTAACTGGTGAATATGAAGGTCAATTACAAACACTTGCTAGTGAAGAAGCTGAACATAAAACTTGGTTGGACCAAATAAATGCTGCTTGGGAAGATATGAGTCTTTTAATGTCTCCTGTATTAGCTCCAATGACTAGTTTTTTAGGTTTAATTGGTCAAGCCGGTTCATTTGCTGTGGGTATTAATGGTATTGTAACTCTTGCAGGTTCATTAAGGACATTAGAATTAACTCAAATTGCAAGTAATATTGCAACTAAAGCGGGTGCTGCAGCTCAATGGTTAATGAATGCAGCAATGAGTGCAAATCCAATAATGATTGTTGTACTTGCAATCATCGCATTGATTGCAGTTTTAGGTTATCTTTACTTTAATAACGAGCAAGTAAGGGCCGCAATAGATGCTTTGGGCCAATCTTTCATATTGGCTGGTCAAATAATTTATACTTCTGTTATGAACTTTGTAAATTGGGTTATAAGTTCGCTGCAAAACCTTTACACTTATATTATGACATTAGGAGGATTATTACAATCCAATGTTTCAATAACTGGCAATAATATTGTTGATGGTGTAATTGGTGTAATGATTTTTATTGCAACTCTTCCATTCCAATTAGCAATGATATTCACTAATATGATTGCAAGAACACTTGGATTTGGTAATAATTTTGTCCAGAGAATGTTGAATGCTGGAGTAAATTCAGTTACTCGATTTATGGGTCAAATTTCAAGCATGCCTGGTAGGTTTGTGGCTGAATTGAACAGTATGTTAAGTGCTGTAGGACAATGGGCTGCAACATTACCTCAAAAATTTTGGGAAGCCGGTGTCAATGCTGTTAAAAATTTCCTGAATGCTTTAGGTATTCATTCTCCAGGAATTATGCAAATAAAATTGCTCAAGGAGATGGAGGATACAGGTGATAGAATTCCAACTGCAAGTCAAAATATTATTCGCAATCTTGGAAATGTTGGAGAAAATGCTGTTAAATCATTTGGAAATCCAAGATTCAATGTTGGTTTTAATACCGACAGTTTAAATGATACCAACGCATCAAATTTCGATTTTTCTAACGAAAATTTATTAGAAGTATTATTGGCTATTGGTGATAATAAAAATGGTAATGTGTTAAATCTCACTTTAAATGTTGACACAGTTGATAAAAGGGAAAGAATTGATGAAATCATTGAAGTTATCAGAGAATACATATTTTGGGATAATAAAACAGCAGGGAGGACAGTATGAGTTTTTTTAGTGTAATAAGTGCTGATGAAATTAGTAAAGGTTCAACTCCTATGGCTTTAAAAGTTATCCAAAACAACGGTGTTGGTGTAACTCCTGATTTAAAAATCATCGTCAATGACCTGAATGAGGGAAACAAACAATTTCTAAACAACGGTTACGGTGGAATTTCATTTAAAATAGATGTAATAATCAATAAAAATGATATGTTTGGAAATACTACAGTTCTTGAAAAGTTGCATGAATGGATGATAACCATGACTCCATTATATGTAGTTACAGAGGCTATTGACATTAAAAATGACCGATATATCATTTCAAAAAACAGTGATAGAAAACAGACCTATCGAGATAATACTGTTTGGTCATTGGAATTCATTCAATTCAAAGGTATAAACATTACTAAATTTAAAAATGATAATTCTTATATTAATAAAGCCAAGAAAAATTATGCAAAAGCAAAAAAGAAAGCAAAGGCCAGCAAAAAGTCAAAGGCCAACAGCACCAACAAGAACAAATTGAAAAAATGCAAACTCTCAAATCTGAAATATGGTTTAAAAAAGAGTAATTGTGTTAAATACATGCAGAAGGTGTTGAAAAAGAAGGGATACCTGACTAAAAAACAGGTTGATGGTTATTTTGGTCCTGTAACAAAAACAGCACTTAAAAAGTTTCAGAAAAAATATAAAAAGAAATACAAATTAAAGGTGAACGGGAAGGTTGATAAGGCAACTTTAAAAGCATTAATCAATGTATAAAGGTGGTTTTGAATATGGCAATAAGCAGTATTGTTGAAAAGGTATATTATGACACCAATCTTGTTCAAAACCATTCTATCATATATGTAGGTAGGTTCGCCAATGCCAAATCAAAAACTCTTGGTAATGATTTTTGGAAAAACAAATTGCAGATTTATTGGACCAAATATCAGATAAAAGAAACTGATATGAGGCAAAAGACTGCAACATTCACCAGCCCACATTATTTTGACCTAACAACTGGTTTATATACAATTTTGATTACAAGCCCTTATCATGAAGACTTTGGAGGCATCATATTAACTGTGGATTATGATAAGTCAACAGGATTATACAGCTATCAATGTCAGGACTTCAGCAGAAAGTACCAAAGCAAATTTAATCTGATTTCTAAAAATAATAGCTATTATGATTTATTGAGATTGTTCCTCACTCAAAATGGTGTGAATAATGGAAAAGGTAGGGTATCTTCTAAAAAATTAAGCAAGTACAAAACAGAACTTTCAGGGCTGAGGCCTAAACTTTATTATGATCAGGGAGTTTGGGAAAATGGTATAAACTTCAATCCAATGAAATCAACTACCCAAATGGTATTTCGTGATGTGTCATATATTGAAGCGATACGTAATTTGGTGTTTAGTACAGGGGCGTATATTGATGTATATTTCAATAAGTATGGTGTACTTCAAATAGAACCATTTAGTAAAGAGGATTGGCTTCAAAGTGGTATTTATCTAACAACACCAGAATTGGCAAGTAGCAAATTCAAGTTTGACACCACCAACATTATCACTGGAGTTGTTGTTAATTCTCAAGACAGTTTAAAGAAAGGACACAGCTATTCAAGTGAAAAACTTGTTAGGCTGGATTTAAGTGCATTTTTCGGTAATTTAACAACAACAATTGATAATCCAAACAAAACTACTGCTACAAAAACCTCCTCTTCTAAAACAGTTTCAAGTAAAAAATCAACCAATACAAAACAAAAAGAGGGATCTGGAATTACTGTTTTTATGAATATTGATAATATTCATTCCAAATCAAGAGATATGAAGTTGATGAAGGATATTGGTAAATATCTTAAAAAAAGAGGTTACAAGGTTGAAATTGGTGGTATCGGACCAAGTTATCATTATTCTCAAATAAACCGTGTGAAAAAGAATGGAATATACATGTGCATTTATGGCGGTGCATGTGCTGGAACCTTAAAGGAGCACTGGTCTTCCAATCACTATAAAAGTGTTCTCAAAAAGAAAAAGGCAAAAATGGTAGTGGCATTCTTATCACCACCAAGTACAAATATTCATAATTTAAAATGGCTGCCTCGTGCTCATGATGACAATTTTTCACCTTCAAGTTTCAGAGGCGTCAGCAATCCTGAAAAACATCTTTTAAATGCTGGTGTAGGTGTTGTCATTGGTAAAAATGCAAAGGAAATTGCTTCCAAATTCCCTAATTTCAAAACTTCTGATAAAAAAACAACTAAATCTACAAAGAAAACTAAAACAACTCCAATTTCCACAAATACTGCCATGTCAATTAATAATGAAATGGCTAGTGCCAGAAACAGATTAAGTGACAGTATTCGTGATTTATTGAGTTTAAAACTCACATTACCGTTGGGAAATCCATTATTAAAAAAACTGCACACAAATATGTTTTTATATACTGAATTACCAACTGAATTTGTATTAGAAAACTTTTCTACACTTGCAGAAGTTCTAAATTCAACCTATAATCGTTATGTCGGATATTCATTGAATAGATGGTATATTGAAGCTGTTACAATAACCAATGATGGAACAAAGTTTGACGCTGAAGTTGAACTAAATCCATTCCCAAGTAGTGTCAGACAATATCGCGAAAGTAGGCTTAAATGGGAAGAGGATTATAAATCCGCTCAACAATCAAATTCAAGTTCATCTAAAACATCATCTAAATCTAAAACAACCAGTAAATCAAAGAAAAACACCAGCTTAAAAGGTGGAGAAGGAAAAGTCATAGATAATCTTGTTAAAAAGATTGTTGGAAATGAAACCAATGATTTAAAGAAAGCCAAATTAATACATTCCTGGTTATTGGATAATGTAACTTATTCAGGTTATAGGAATTCTAAGTACAAAACACCAGTTAAATGTTATAATAACCGTCGACATTTGAATTGTGCAGACACCAGTAGGTTGACAGCAAGTATGTTCCGTTCTGCCGGTATAAATTGTTTTGTTGTACATTCTACATGTCATTACTACACTGTTATGAAATACAAAGGCAAATTGTATTGCAGTGATGCAACAAGTAAGCAAAGATCATTTAACACATATTGGAGAGCATCATCATGTGGTAATGGTAAGACAGCCAAATTTACAGGTAAAAATTGCTATTATGCTGTATGTGGTAAAGCTCCATGTAGTTAGAATTTAATTTTGAAGGTGTTTTTTTATGGAAGAGATAATTGAATTAGGGACAGATTTAAACACCAATTGGGAATTTAAAGATGGTGATTTGATATTGGTTGAAAATAAAGAAAATCTAATACAATCTATCTTAAATAGGTTAAATTCTGAATATGATAGTTTGGATTTGTTCTATTATGATTACGGTAGTGTGTTATCTAATTTTCTTGGTTGGAAACGTAATGATGAAACATTGGAATTTATACGATTGGAAATTGAGGATACTCTTGAACAAGAACCTCGATTAAGTGATTTTAGTGTTGAGGCATCATTTAATGAAGTTGGTGGAATTTTAATCAAATTATTCATTGTTTTTGATGATGAAACTGATTTTAGTTTAAGTTTAGTTCTTGAAAAGGATGGTGAAATCGTTGCCGATAGAGAATGAAAGTTTTTACAATCTCATTGGAGATGAAATCTCTCGTGAAAGCATTGTAGAGCGAATGATTGAATATTACAAAGAAAAGTTAGAAGTTGGTGAAACACGTGTAACTGATTTTAACGAAGGTTCAGAAATCAGAAACCTTTTAGAATCAATTGCTGTTGATTTATATGACTTGATGGAAGATAATTATGAAGCAACAAAAATTGCTTTCATATCTTCTGCCTATGGTGAATGGCTTGATTTACATGGTGAAAATCCACTAATCAATCTTCCACGTGATACCGGATCCGAAGCTGCTGGATTTGTAACTTTTTCAATACCTGATGTTAGAACAGTTGATATTATCATTCCTGAAGAAACATTGCTTGTTTGTGAGGATAATGATCTGGAATATATTACAGATTCTGAAGCTGTTATTATTGCTGGAGATACAAGCGTTGATGTGTATTGTACTTGTTTGACTGTTGGCGAAGATGGAAATTGTCCGGCAAATACAATTACAATGATTGATGATGATACTGTTGATGATACTGTTGAGGTAACAAATGCTGAGGCTTTTAGTGAAGGTACTGATTATGAAGAAGATGATGAATATCAGGAAAGACTTTTAAGTGCCATTAGAATTGATAACTTTGGAAGTATTGGCTATTATCAAGATTTAGGTAATAATATTGATGGAGTTCATGATATTTATTTAATTGATGATGAGACCTATACTCGTAAAATCCTTGTCAACGGTTATGATAAACCGGTTTCAGAAGAGGTCTTAGTTAATGTCCTGCAGGAATTCACAAGACCGGAAAATATAGTTTTAGGGCATCGCTTTATAGTTGACGTTCCTGAATATATTGTCTTGAATCTTAATTTGGATTTGGTGGTTGAATATGAGTTTGAAGATGAATTAATAATAAACAGATTACATTCATTTTTCAATGGAGGCATAACAGATGATGGATTTGATTTTGAAGGATTTTCAATAGGACAAAACATAAATGAAAACATTTTTTATTCCGCCTTAGAAAGTTTAGATGGAGTTTTAAGAGTTTCGGCCACCATTCTTGATGATGATTCTAATTTAAGTTCAATTACAGTTAATAATAATGAAGTAATTAAACTTGGTGAGGTATCAATTAATAAAACTTTAAGTGATTGAATAGGTGATTTGTATGTCTGAATATGGAGAGGAAATTCTTGATAGGTTACCTGAAAATTCAAGTTTAAAATCATCTAATAATCCTGCTCGCAAAGTGATTATGAATACTCTCGGAGAATGGCTGGACAATTATGATGATAATTTTGAAAATTTGTTTTTAAATGAGTCAGCAGGTGAATATATTGACTGTCATGGTCGAGAATACGGTGTTTATCGAAAACTCAATGAATCTGATGAGGATTATAAAAAAAGAATAATTTATCAAATTTTAGGTCATTTAACAGCTGATTATTTGATTGATATTTATAAAGTGAATTTATATGTGAATATTCCAAATTACAATCCCAACAACAATGAATTGACAAGTGACAATCATTATATTAATGATGAAAATGGCTTTATGGCTTTGGCTGATGAGGTAACAAGATCCATCTTAAATAAAAAATTTGTTTTGGGAAGTGGTATTAGATGGCTTTAAGTGAATACTTCACAGATGAAGAGCTGATTAGTCAGTTAAGATTACAATTTGAATGGGAAGAAATGTGGGACATTGATTTTACCACAATTTTTCAATCCATCGAAGATATGGGAGATTATTTTAGTTTGAATTTCAGAAATCGTGTTTTTCACATTGATAAAATAACTGGGATTGTTGTTGAGGTGGAATAAATGAGTTTTTTAACTGTTGAAGATGTTAATAGTGTTAATTTAAATCACATTAACGAATATTATGAGCTGGATACCGGAAAAATTTCACAACAGGAATTTAGAAACGTCTTATATGATTTTTGCATTGTCTCTCATACAATTAACGGTTCTGAGCATACATTTACTTTTGAAGTACACAATAGCTTATGGCAAGGTAAATGTTATTTTAGAAAGTCCGACGGAAGTCTGATTAATCGAACCTCAACTAATAATAATTATAATAATGGGGTCATTACTTTAATAACGGAAGAATCAAGTGTTAAATTATATTTGTACTTATGTAGTTTTACAACATCTTTTAGTTACAGTATGGCAGATTTGGTTACTCTTGACGACTATTCAACAATTATTTTTACTAAAGCTGATGAAGGCAAAAATGTTACTATTTATAGTAGATTTTTATCTAATGGCAATAGACAGGCTGCTGGAACGGTTACATTAAATTCAGGTGTCAATTACATTTCAGGAACTATAAAAGAGTATATTCTTTGTTTATTAAAAAAAACAGACCTTATTTATAATTTAGATAATGATGTTACTGTAGGTATTGTAAATAACGTACCTTTGAATGTTGATACTGATTATTTGCCTGGTGGGAATTTAATCGATGAAGAATTACTTGATATTATTGTTAAATATAATGATATTGAAATTCCTGTTTATTATGATGAAAATATTGATGATTATTGCTTTGATTTGGATTTAACTAATAAACGAGACAATAAACCTGTAAAATTAGAAATAATAGTGAATGAAATCGATTTAATAAATAATAGTATTGATAATGTTATTTTAAATTGTAATTATTCATCTGCAAGTAGTTATGAGGAATTGCAAAGTACTATAGTTTCAGGTGCTGAGATTATAGAATTGGCCGGTGACATTACTTTAAACAATAATTTGATTATCCCTCATAATTTATTGATTTTAGCAAATAATCATAGCATTTATCTGGGTTCTCATAATATTCAAATCCCAAATAATGTTTCTTTTGAAATAGATGGTGGAAACTTCTTTAATGGAATAAATTGCTTTAATCAAAAAATTAATAGTAAATTAGTTTTGAAAAACTGTAGATTTAATAATGCAACAATTAGCGATAACTACAAGGGAAGTGTGATATCAGCTGATTATGATGGAATTGATGATAGCATTATAACAGAATTGATTGGCTGTACCTTTATTAATTGCCATCATACCATTTATCATGGTGGTGAATTAACCATTAAAAATTGCAAAGCATTATTCAATAGTTTTAATGATGCTGTTGATACAGACTATCCAGCATTTCTAACAGCTTACGATGGTACTGTTGAAATAACAAATTCTACTTTTGACATTGATTATGACATTGATAATTTATGTGATGATGGTGTTGATATTAAGTTTGCAGAAGCATTGGTGGGATTAGGTGAAAATACAGTATTTAATGGAGCCACTACCAATCAATTGAAGTATAATAATAGTTTACCATTCTTTGATGCTTCTTTTAATAATAAAAGCCATATTTTTGTCAAATATTATTATCCTCAAATCAACGCATGTGTTATCTCAAGTCCGGTTTTAGGAAAAGAGGACTCTTCAGTTTGTCACATGATTTTAGGTACTGATTGGGTTTACAAGAATAATGTTCAAGTAACCCGATTAAGTTGGCAAAGTGAAAATGATGTTCGCAAAATTGAGTGGAGGGATATTTAATGTATTTTTCAAATATTACAAATGAAGAATTACAGCATTTTCATGGAATTGTAGGTGCAGACTTCAGTATGAGCTTAACAGATATTTTAACAAGTAATTTGTTTAAAGTTGAAACGGTTATTGTTGATAAAATTTATAGGGTGTATCCATTATTTTATTGTAGGGAGGTTATCAGCAGCAATGTTAATGACAAATTATTAGATACTAAATGTTTAATTTTACAAAAATCCAATCATGAAAGCTATTTATCTTTTATCACTAATTCTTCAAGGGATAATATAATTTTAAATGAAGATATTTTGAATATTAAAGATATAGGAGATATCTTAACAACAAATGATTTCAATGCTTTTGTTTATCGTTTAAGACAAATTGGAAGCTTAAAAGGAAATTTGAATTTTGAAGATGAAACCACTATTGCCGGAGTTTATGCAACATATGAGTTCAATAATATAGATGGACAATTAAGAAATGATTCTGGCATTATTGTTAATGATAAAGTTAAAAATAATCCTTTAACAGTTAAATTGACTAATCCATTCTTTTTAAATGCAAAATATACATTAAATTTCACAGTATTTTCAATTTCTGGAGCAAATGTTTGTGAAGAGGGAAAAGGTGATTTCATTACTAAAGACTCATTTAGTGTTGATTTGGTTGAGGATTCAGATGTTGCAATTCCTTTGGGTGATTATGTCAATGACAGTATTTTGGATTTTGATGTAACTGTCAATATATCATTTGATGTTCCAGAAATCGTTAATAGTAACTTTAATTTGCTTTTAAATGTTGATAAAAATAGTATCAATATTGGTGAAGCAATTAATCTCACCGCAAATCTGAACGGTGAGGACAATATTGCAAATTATACAATCCAATTTTTTGAAGATAATGTTTTAATTGGCAGCCAATCAACCAACAATGAAGGAATTGCCTTCTTAACATTTATTCCAAGTGTTGTTGGCAATCACATATATTCTGCAAAAGTGCTTGGATTGGCAAGTGAGGTTAATGTGGTAGTTAATAAATTGAATACTTCATTATCAGTGAATGTAAATAAAGACAGTATTGTTTACGGTGATGAAATTACCTTAAGCGGAACATTACTTATAGATGATGAGGCAGTTAATGGTTTAACTGTTAAATTGTATAACAATAACATTTTAATTGACACTTTAACAACCGATAATTTGGGAAATATATCTGTTACTTTGAATAATCTTGATCCAGGAAACAATAATTTAAAATTGGTATATGAGGAAACAAATGTTTATAAAACCTGTAATGCAAGTGTTAGTGTAATTGTTAAAATTCCTACTTATATTATGATACAACGCTACACTTCTCCACCAATCTATGCTGTTGAAACATCATATGAAACAGAAGGTATTTTATATAATTCTATTGATAACACACCAATTGCAAATAAAACCGTTACTGTTAGGGAAAACGGCAGCAATAATTTAACTTCACTTACTACTGATGAAAACGGTATTTTTTATACAAGAAGAATATTGGCCAGTGGAAATAGAAGTTTAATTTTCAATTTTAATGGCGACACTTATTATAATGCTTCTACAATAACCCATAGTTTCACTGTAATTAAGCACACTTCTGAATTTAGAGATGTTGTTATTAAAGCAAATACTATTTCTGGTTATTTAATACAATCTGAAACTAACAAACCTATTAAAAAAGCTCGCGTTGAAGTTCTTTTTGATACTAATTATGTTCATGGTTGTACCACTGATAATGAGGGTTATTTTGTTAATTCTCAACGTAATGCTGGTCAGGATTACAGCCCTAGAATTTGGAATAGTTTAAATTATGCTGGAGATTATTATAACAGTGCTTTAGAATTAGATTTGACTGAATTTGCTGTTTTAAGAACTACCAAAATATTAGATATAAGTCAAAATAATCCAAATGGTGAAAATTTCAACCATGTTGGTAAATTAGTTGATGATTTAGGAAATCCAATTCCTAATGCTACAATTAATATAACTCAAAATGTTAATAGCTACAAATTCTCAAGAATTACTGATGAAAATGGTTTATTTACTGTAAATAGTGCTATTGTTACAAGTCTTGAATGTGAATATATGGGAGACAATGGAATTGAAGGTTGTACTGGTAATGTAGTATAGGAGTTGATTTAATGGCTAGAGAACTAATTGATGAAATAATAACACTGATTAATAGCGAAGCTAATAACAATCCTCCACCAAAATCTTGTAAAATTGTTAAGACTTATGAGGATTCGTATTGTGATGTTGAAGTTGAAAATTTAGGGATTTTAATTCATAAAAAAACTATTGGAACTCCTGAAATTGGATTAGAAGGAATTATTTGTTTTTTAAATGGGGATTTAAATGAAGGAATTGTAATTACTTCAACAATTATTGAGGAGGTTGACCTATCTCCAATCTTAAATGATTTGGCTGAATTAAATGAGACTAAATCGGATATTAATCATCTCCACAGCCAATATTTAACTGAGCATCAGGATTTAAGCAATTATGCTAATAGGGCTGAATTAAATAACTCATTAGCTATGAAAGTTGGTTATGGCGATTTATTTGATTTGATTTATCCTGTTGGCAGTATTTATATGAGCGTTAATGAATTTAATCCGGCTCATCTTTTTGGCGGGACATGGGAACAAATTAAAGACAAATTCTTATTGGCAAGTGGAGATTCATATTCTAATGGTTCTACTGGAGGTTCTGCCAATGCGGTTGTAGTATCACACAATCACTCTCAAAATGCTCATAGGCACGCAGCCGCTGCAGATAAGTTTCTAGTCTCACCTGATAATGTTAAAATCAACGGAACAAAAAGAAGTCTGCCTTCAACTGGAAGTGCTGGTTACATTGTATATGCAGATAGTGCAAATGGGATAACAGAACAACAGTACACAGCCAACGCTACAGCCACTAACAATGCAAATGGTGTTGATGGAACTGGTAAAAACATGCCACCATATTTGGCGGTGAATGTTTGGCAAAGAACTGCATAAATGAATAACGAGTTGATAAATATGGTAAAAACAAATGAAATTCAGTCAATGGCTGATAAAATCAAAAAATATGTAGAAAAAAACAAGAAAATTCCAAGTTCTGTTAAAATAGATAATACAGAATATAGTAAAAATGAATGTTTATATGTGTTGTCATATGCTATAAACAATCTTAAAAAAGATATTACTTTAAAAAAAGTTAAAAAAGCAAATAATCCTGTAAATACTACAATCAATGAAGATATTTATGAATCTGATTATAAGGATCAGGCCAAAAGATTATTTCAATTTATAAAACAAAACGGCCAAGTTCCAAATTATATTAAATCTGTTAAATCCAAAAAAGAGATTAGTCCTGATTTGGAGTTATTTGCTTTTTCAAAAATCATTGTTTATTATAATGTACATAAGAGATTGCCAAATTATTGCAATTATAATTCCAATGATTTAAAGGCTGTTAAATCAAGTAAAAATAATTGCACTAATCCATACAAATCATCTCCACATCCAACCTCCAAAGGTTGTGATGCTATGGGTCAAAATAATGGTTATTACTGTGCAGATGCTGCAATGCAACATTCACTTTATAAATTTGGTATTAAAGTCTCTCAAAGCCAATTAGCAAAATGGGCCGGCACTACAACTTCAGGAACATCTCACGAAGGAATCCGTACAGCTATTGCAATGGTAAATAAGAAATTTGGAGTTAACATTTCAGTTAAAGAAGTAAATTTCTCAGATATTGGAATTAAAGGTTTAGCTGAACTAATTTGTAAAAAGAATGTTGATGCGATCATACATTTGTGTTATCGTTTAAAATGGGGACATTATGAGTCTATAAATGAAATTAATGTGAAAACAAATATGTTGAAGGTTTTAAACTCACTTGGAGATAAATGCAGTAGTTCTTGCTATTGTGGTTATGTTGAAGAGAGATCATTAGCTGTAGAAAAATCTTACATCAGCGGAATCAGTCAAAAATCCGTAATTATTTTAACTAAAAATTAGGTGATAAAATGAATTTTATTGTTAAAAAAATTTATAATATTTATTTAAATCAAAAACAACGAGAAGTTTCCAATTTATATAAATCTGAAGGATTAACAGATAGAGTATTGGAAAAACAAGCAAGAATTAATGAAAAAAGACATGAACTTGATTTGCCGGACAGGTATGAAATGCAATATAAAAGGTTTGTACAATGAATGTATTGGTTTTAATTAAGAAATTGGACGCTACACCTTTAAAGCGTGAAGTACGTAGTGGTGGAGCTCATGGTGAGGTAATTAGTTTTTATAATGGAAGTAATAATAATGTTAGTTTTATTATAGATGATGTTGAGTATTCAAATATTGTCCAGGCTTGTATCATTTTTAAAGATTGGCAATATTATATTTATATTCAACAAGGTGAAAGTCCGAATTTAGTTAAGTTGAATGTAGCTGAAATTAGAAATATTAATGTAATTTAAAAAAAGAAAAAAATAAGGAATAAAAATCCTTATTTAAATTAAACCGAGCTTTTTGGCGGTCTTTTCATCAACCTTACCGGTCACTTTAAGGCCTTTGTCCTTTTGGAACTCCTTGACGGATCTTTCAGTGCAGCCTTTGAATTTACCGTCAACCTTAAGGTAGTGTCCTTTGTATGAGAGGTAGTATCCATGGTCTTTTAAGGCCTGTTGGATTTCTTTAACTATGGATTTGTCCTTGCTTCCTTTGGATACTGTCTTGAAGGTTACAATGACTTTAATGTTGGCTTTTTTGGATACCTTGTTGTAGTATTTGTTTCCTTTATATGTTATTGTTGCCTTGAAGGTTCCTTTCTTTTTGAGATTTTTAATCTTGAAGACCGCTTTACCTTTGCTGTTTGTGGTTGCCTTGTAGGTTTTGCCTTTGACTTTCAGGGTGACTTTAGCCTTCTTGATTACCTTACCTGTATTGTCCTTTAAGACGATTGTGTATTTCTTGGTTTTGACACTGGTTTTAAAGGTTTTCTTTTTAGCAGTCAATTTAGGAGTGGCCTTCTTGACAGTGACTTTAACATCCTTGGTTGACTTGTCATAGTTAGTATTGCCGTTGAATGTTACCTTAGCAGTGTAAGTTTTAGGAGCGAGTCCCTTGGTTGATACCTTGACCTGGCCGTTCTTGTCGGTGGTGTAGGTTTTAGCACCGTTCAAGTCAACAGTTACGCTAGCACCAGTTAACGGATTGCCGTTGGTGTCTTTTAAAGTGATTACCAACTCTTTGTTGATGTTGTATGTTGTGGACACATCCGCAGCAGTAATGCTGGTTGCCTGTTTGTTTACGGTGAATGTTTTTGTGTCGTTTGATTGATGGTATATTCTGCTTTCGTTGTTGAGTATTGTTATTGTGTATTCACCGGCATCAAGACCAATAACAGTAATAGTGTCATTTGTGATGATTATTTTATCATCGGATACTCCATCAATTGTTACTGTTACGTTGGTTTTGTTTTCAATAGTGTATTTGATTGTAACGTTGTTTGGATATATG